AGTAGATGGCCATGGGTGGGTGACCCTCCTCAGATGATCGCGGCCAGTCGCAGCCCCTCGGCTACCTCGTCTCGAGTCTTCGAGTCCGGCTTGGCCTGCGGATAGTTGTTGGTGATGTTGATTGTAGCGCCTGATCGGCTTCCCTTATCAAACGATCCGGAGGACTCGGGAGCCGGGTTCGGACGGCCGGTCGAGGCGCGCGCCGGGAGCGGCTGTACGTTGGCGCTGAGGCCGATCGTGGCGGGCTTGGACAGGTCCTCGGTCAGGCCCTGGAGCGATGAGCGCACGGCCCCGTACTGGCTCTCCAGGCCCTTGATGAGGCCCTGCATGATCATTTCACCGGCCGGGGTGAGCAGGACCTTGTCGACGGGGGCGGGACCCTTCCACGAGGGGAGCATGTTCGTCAGCGAGGAGAGCTTGTTCTTCACGGCGCCGAACATCGAGGAGATGCCGTCCAGAAGGCCCTTGATGATGCTGACGCCCGCGTCCCACAGCCACGACGCAGCACCTGAGAACACGTTCTTGATGCTGGTGGGGATGTTGCGGACCGTGTTCAGCATGTTATTCACCCAGCTGGAGACAGTGCTCACGATCCCACTCCACATGGAAGATGTGATGCTGGTGACGTATGACCAGCCGCTGCTGATGAGGTTCCGAACCCCGCTGATGGCGCTAGAGACGGTGGAGGTGATCGAGTTCCACACGCCATTGATGGTGTTCCACACGGAGTGCCATGCTGTGGAGGACATCGACATTATCTGGTTGCCGAAGATGCCGAACTGGCCCTTGATGATGTTCCAGATACCTTCGCCGATGGTCTTGATGCCGTTCCAGGCCCCAGACCAGTCGCCCTTGATGACAGCGAGGACGGTCTCGATGATGCCCTTGATGGCCTGGATCGCTCCAGTCACGGTGGACATGATTCCGTTCCACGACGCCATTACCAGAGGCATGAGCCACTGCATGACCTGCCCTACCAGCTGGATCGCGGGGATGAGGGCCGACGCTAGGGTCTGCACCAGTGAGACGATCGGCGGCAGAATCTGCGGCAGGTACTCGGAGATGATCGGAGCCAGCTGGGCGATGATCTCCGAGATCACCGGGATCAGGGCTTGGATCACCGGTAGTAGCGCGGCGGACAGCTGCTCGATGATCGGCGTGAGGATCGGGACCAGCTGCTGGAAGATCGGGGCCAGCCCCTCGACCAGCTGAGCGACGAGCGGCGCGACGGCGGCCAGTAGCTGCCCGGCTACGGTGGCGACGGCTCCGAACGCCTGTCCCAGGGCGGGCATGGCCGGGGCCAGAGCCTGCACAGCGGTCAGGACACCCTGGAAGAACGCCGTCAGCCCTCCCTGGAAGGCGGGGTCCTGGAGAGCCGTCGAGATGCCCTTGAGCCCGGTCTCGATGATCTGGCCGACCAGCGGCAGGATCGTGGAGAGGGTCGGGGCGAGGGAGGTGAACGCCTGCCCGAGGGAGCCGACGCCGGCGAAGGCGTGCGATGCAGCGTCCCCCATCGCGCTGAAGATTGTAGACAGGGTCCCCTGCCACAGCGGGCCGTTGACTGCCTTGTTGGCGTTGTCGAGGGCTGTAGCGATGGAGTCGATGGGCGCCGAGCCGGAGGCCATGGCCTTGAAGACTCCGCCCAAGATGCCGCCCAGGTCGAAGACGATGTCCTTCAAGGTCCCGAAGGTCTTGGCGGCGGCCTGGATGGCCTGGTCCATCTCACCGGAGGCGGTCTTGGCCTGCACCCAGGACTGAAAGGAGTAGGCGACATCGTTGGCCCAGCCGGCGATGGACGGTAGGTACTTCGCGCCGACCTCGCCCAGCGTGAGCAGGGCGTCGGTGAACGCCCCGGCGCCGTCGCCACCGATGTCCATGGCCTCGGCCAGATAGCCGAGAGACGCCTGGAAGCCGGGAATGTGGTCCTGAGCGGCGCTGGCTACAGCAGCCGTCATGGAGCCCATGGACGAGGCCACGTCCGAGATGGCCGGCGTCAGGGCCTCCAGGCCGTTGGTTATGAGGGAGCGCACCGCCCCCTCAGCCTCGCCCCAGAACGCCGTGGAGATCGAGTCCTGTAAGGCGCTGAACGCCGGGCCCAGGTCCTCGAGCACCGTGGAGGCGTCGGCCATGGCGGCCGCGAAGATGCCGATCCCGGCCGCGGCCGCGCCCAGGATGCCCGGCATAGCGAGCAGGGCCGGCAGCGTGTGGGCGAGGCTGACTCCGAACTGGGCCACGGTCCCGAGCCCGGCGCCGGCGATGGAGGTCAAGCCGAGGATAGCGGTCCCGGCCCCGGCGGCCTTGACCGCGAAGGTGTCCAGGTTCGTGAACAGCTCGTTGAGCGAGTTCTTCAGGTTGCCGAAGATGTTCCCGCCACCGAGGGCCTTGAGCTGCGCAGCCACCTTCGCCAGGGACGCCTTGGCGAGGCGGGCGTGGATGTCTACGAAGTACGGCTTCTTGGTCAGCCGGGCCAGGTCGAAGCGGGCCTTCCCGTCGTCCAGGTCCGCGTTGACGGTGGCCTTACCGTCGAGCTTGTCGAGCTCGTGCTTCAACTTCTTCTTGGAGGCCTCAGACAGGTGGGCGTGCGCCTCGATGTCCCCGCCCAGCTTCTTCAGCTCCGCCTGAAGCTTCTTACGGGAGGCGTCGTCAAGCTCGGCGTCGGCCTTGATCTTGGCGTCGAGCCCCGCGATCTGCTCCTTGAGCTTGCGCTGGGCCGCCTTCTCCAGCGAGACGTCCGCGCGAACGTCCGACTTGATGTTGGCGATGCGCTCTTTTATCTCGGCGATGTCCTTGCCGTCGATCTCGATCTTGGCGTCGATTGCGGCCTCAGTCTTGCGGATCGCCTCCAAGGCCTTGCGCCGGGACTTCTCGTCAAGGTCGACGCGAGCCTTGATCGCGGCCTTCATCTCGTCTAGCTCGCGCCCGATGCGGGCCACGGCATTGTCGTCCAGGACCGGCCGGACCGGAGTGCGCCAGTCGGCCTGGCGGAGCTTCTGCTTGATCTCCTCCAGGTCGCGCTTGGAGATATCGACGTCCGGCGATGCCTTGGTCTGAGCGATGGCCGTCTCGATGCGGCGCAGGTCCTTCGGGTCGATCTTGGCGTTGACCTGGAGCACGAGGCCGTCAAGGGCGTCCTTGACGGAATCGCGCATCTCGCGCGCCCACTTCT